GAAATACATATTGAATTGTTATACTATATTCCCTCTGCTCCATAAATGAAGCATATTCTACTAAACTTGATCCATTGGGAATTAATCTTATGGATTCATTAGCTTTTAATAATGGTTGTCCTGTTGTAGTCTTTTGAACAGGAACAGGCATTTCTGTTTTGATGGTTTCCATCAGCTTATCTACAATAAAATTAAAATTATTTTCATATGTAACTGCCATTTAGAATACCTTGCTTTTCCTACTTAATTGTATTGTTCCAGTAGAAGCATTGGATATTTTTCTAGTTTCACTTGCAACCTCTATTTCCCATTGGTCATCTGCTGTCATAGAATTACCTTGAAATCTTACCCTTACTCCACCTAATCCACCCCAACCATCTAATCCACCTGTAACTATATTATTTGTAGTTTGAGAGCCAAACAATTTATCATCTCCATAATAATCTACTGAACATTTAGCTGTTCCATAAGCACCACCAGTTGTGCAGGTTATTCTCAATAAATCATAAGGTTGCCCATAATATTGTCCTGCTGTTTCAACTAGTTGCATAGTTCCTACCTGAGTAATTTTTCTAATAGATCCTTGAGAATCCTTATCATCTACCTCAAAAGATAATTTCCATTCTCCTTTATTTAATCTATCTGTAATTCCAGTAAGTTCTGCATTGGTAACTAAATTATAATAATAATCAGCTTCTTCACTTGTAGGATCTTTACTCCTAATCAAATTACTAGCACATATATAACAAGTAGCTTTAACAATTACAGCATCATACTCAGATGTTAATCCACTTGTAGCACTTTCTGATATTTGTGTATTCTTAGGCAGAGGTGTTGGGTATCTAGCATCTAAAAGATTATTTAATTCCATACTAGCATTCACTAATTGTTGATTTAAATAGTCTGTGAAATCTTTTCCTGCTTCAAATATCTGATTATTGATAGTAGTAGAAGTATAACCACTATTATAATATTCTAATTGATTTGTTGCACTATTATAAAACCACTCCCCATTTGAATCTACAGCACCACTTGTTGATTGAGCTGCTGCCTGTTCTTCGCCATTAATAAAAAGAGTATCAACATATCCACAATCTCTAAACAAATGCAGATTACCTGATGTTAGGGTTGGAAATATTTGAATTTTGCTATCAAAATCCCCTGATTGGCTAAAGTAATTACTCAAGTCTGATATACTTGCATATTTAAAGCTTGTAACTGCCATTATTTACCTCTTTTTTTAATTTTTAGTAGTTAGGATAGGGTAGAGCAAAAAACTGAACAACAACCCCAATATTATTATTTCAAAAATCTGCTCCACCCTTTCGACGATTATCCTAAACTTATTATTCTAATTTCTGTATCTGCTTTCTGATTACAACTTCTTGCTTCTAAAGTTACCACCCCATTGATAGTGGTTGCTGAATCTTCTGCTCCACCACAATGTGCTGCTTTAGTATTAGCTGAAACCACAAACTCAGCATTTGAAAATGAGTTTATATTTATCTCTCCAGTTTCATAGTTAATACTTCCACCACCACCTGCTCCAACTAATTGTCCTCTACCATTATCCAGTAAAAATGCTGCTGTATTCTTTCTTGAAGCATTAGTAATTGAATCTCTTAAAGTATCATCAGGAAGTTTTGCAGCAACTGCTGCTTCTAATACTCCAACTGCTGGTATAATTCCTACTGCAAAAGGAGTTGTTCCTGAAGATGGTGCAGCCATTAATATTGCACCTGTAGAAAGTCTTGAACTATCAGTAATTCTTATATCTCCATTCACTATGCCAATTCTAGCTTTCTTGTTCTTCAGATTAGTACCTGTTGTATATTTATCATTAATCGCTGATTGAATCTTAGCTATCACATTTCCAAAGGTTACATCTGAACTATCAGTAGTAAAAGCCACATCATCAGCAGAGCCACCTGAGATTTTTAGAGAAAACGTGTATTCTGTGCTAACAGCCAACCCAGTTTTTGTGCTGGAAGTAATACCTGCTAATCCAAATTCTTGGAATCCTTGATTATAGAATTTTAAAGCCACACTCCCTGCAACCAAGCCATCACATACAGCATCAGCAGTCCTCCCATAGCCAAAAAAGTTCATTGCTTTAAACTTTCCTGAAGCATTTGTCTTAGCTACAGTAGCACTTCCATTACCACCACCATTATAAGAAGTATCATCAAAGTCATGGTGCATATTAAAGAAAGGAAATCTAATTGCAACATCATCTGCATGAGTTGCTGCTGTTGAGCCATACAGCCCTCTAATTATTGTACAAGTACTATTAGCTAAATCTGCTCCTGTACCTACAGCAGTTACTTCACATATCTCATTTTCTATTCTTATTAAATCACCTACTTTGAAATACTTACTATGTCCATCTTCTAAATTAAGTGTAGTGTGGCTTGTGTCTGAACCCATTGTGTTAGCTGTTGCATGATCTAAATCTGCACCACTATCTGTATATTCATTAGAGTTAGGAGCTTGATTGTCAACTGCAACACCCATACCACCACCAACTCCTCCTGATGTTCCAACAAGTCTATTGTTAGGTAAATAAACACATTCACCTGCTGGTAGTAACATAGCTAAATAGTGAGTTGCATCACTCATAGAATCTGCTGTGTCATCTGCATCTGTAGTCCATTCTGCTGTACTAAACAATAATTCACACCCAACACCCCCAGCATTTTCAACTAGAATTGCTTTAGGTGCAGTCATGGTATCATTAGCTATACTTGTTCCATAATTAACTAAATCTATTCCTGCATTAGAATTATCCACTTTTATGATTTTATCAAACACAACATTATAAGAGCCTGTTAATCTCTTAATATAATCTCCCTTTGCTGTACCTAATTTAATTTCTTTTATATATTGTGCCATCTTTTCTCCTTACTGATAATGATATTTTACAATTAATTGTGCTGTTAAGTCTGTCGTTGCTCCCACATTTTCTATAAAAGCAAACACTACCTTATCTGCTGCTACATTTCCTGAATCTACTGTTAATGTTGTTGTTGTTACTCTATCAGCACCTGTTGTTAATGTGCTTCCATTGTGTGCTAATAATGTTCCTGCTGATAAATCTCCTGCATCTGCTCCAGTTCCTGTAGCTATTGTATATGAAAATAAATGGAAATTAACTGTATCTGCTGCTTCTCCACCACCTATAACTCTAACCTCATCTATGGTTATTGCAACAGGTATATACCATATAGATCCAACTAAAGCATTTGCATTTGCTTCTGATGAGCTTAAAGTAAATGTTGTTGCAGGGTCTGTTCCAGTTCCAAAATCTAGTGATGTTAGACCTGCCCAACCACTATCAACAAACATAGAATGGTGTTTTCCATCTGCAGGTTGTAAATCATGGACTGAAAATCTTTGGACTTGACTATTAGCATAAGTTTGAGTAGTTCCTACTTTTACTGCACTATTGGTTGAATCCACTACTAATAAATCTGTTCCTCCTGATGTTTCTATAACTACTGCATCAGTTTGATCTGTAGAAGGCTTTACATGAAGTTTATTCTGCCCTAATGTTAAAGCTGTAGATTGCCCTAAACCATCTTTAATGGTTGTGCCATTAGCAGTTCTTCCTGAGCCACTATTATCTGCTTGAAGAATATCTCCATAGGTACTTGCTATTGTTTTATTTGTTAAAGCCATTTATTCTCCTTAATCATATTCTGCATAATTTGCTACTGCTGTTGGTAATGCTGTTACTTTCATTATAAAATCAGGATATTGATTTGTTGATGTTCCACCCCATCTTAATGTATGTATAGTTGCACTTGTTTTTGCTCCAAACCAATAATTATAAGTATCTCCTGCTGTTAATCCTGTGATAGTCCAATAATGTTGAATGGTCTCATCATCATCTGCTGAAGATGTAGAATGATGAAACTGCTCATAACCCACTCCAATAGTGTTATATGTTGCATTGTCTGACAACCCAAAATATATTCTTCTTCTTGTAGTTAACGTATCTGCATATATTTGTACCATAACCTCAACTGCACCACTTGGAGGAGATTCAAACCTTACTGTCATATTAGAATCAGGAACAACAAATGATGTTGTTAAAGCATAAGAATCAGAAGCAGCATCTTCTCCAATCATTCTATATCCAATAATAGTTCCTGCCCAAGCTGAATCTGCAATACTCCACTCATCTCCACCACTACCAAGTTTATATACTAATTTATCTGCTTCTAAAGTAATTCTTTGATTAGCCTCATCAAGAGTAATCATCTCATCTCCACCTGCCACTAATTCCATCTTATCTGCACTTACTTCATGTATATAAGTATCTCCACCTATACCATCTAAACTTAATTTTCCTGTAGCTGGTACTGCAACATCATCTCCTGCAATAACATCTCCTGTTACTGTTAAATCTCCTCCTGATGTTAATGTTAGCTTAGTTGCTGCACCAACAACAGCATTATAATCTAACTTGAAATTATTACTATCATCAGTATCTGAGCCAATAGTCCATGTTAATGCAGAGCCTTCAAACAACTTTACTGAAGGATCATACCCATCAGATGCTACAACTACTAAACTAGCATCATTGTCATCAGCATCTCCATCTCCACTATAGGTACTTGCAAAAAGAGCAAAATTTTTAGCACTCACAGATAAATCTCCTGCCGTATCAAAAGAACTAATATTTATTCCACCTGCCATATTTATTCTTGACACACTACCAGTCATCTGAATATTACCATCAACTGTCAAATCTCCATCAACCTTAGCTGTTCCTGCTGTAAGATTATTAATTGATAACTCTCCACTTGATATTCTTAAATCTGTAGTAGATAATTCTAAGGGAGTGCTAACTCCACCTATTTGGACAGGTTTTAAATGTTGGTCTAAATTACTTATTTCAAGTGCTTTCATTTAATCTTCTTTTTCTTTTCAAGTGCTATTATTCTTCTAGATTGACTATCTAATCTTGCGAATATAAGATCTCTTTCTTCAGTTGAGAATACTGGAGGGTGTGATTCTTTCTTTAATTTTTTAATCTCTTTCTCCAGTTCAACAACCTTATGATCCAATTCATTTGGCTCTTGAACATATTTCATGATTGTTTTTAATATAGTGGGTGTTAATATTTTTAAAATAGGAAACATTATTTCTCTTCTAAGTCATCATCAAATACTTCCAAGACAACCTCATAGATAGCTTCTAGAAGTTTTGCTTCCTGCTTCTCGTTGAGTACAGGCAGATTAACCTTCTTATTCAGCTTAACTACAATCTCATCTTTATTTGTTTTTAAATAATCTTTTGCATAAGTAAGTGCATAACTTTTAATCCATGCTATTAACTTCTTCATTCTTTCTCCTTCATTAATTTTCTTTTAAAAACTTTTCTAATTTATTTTTAAAACCATTCCCACCATCTTTGTCCATCAACTTGCCTATAATATCAATCGTGATTCTTTCCATAGTCTTTTGACTTTTTTCTAATCCTGATAGTTGAATCTGCATCAGCTTCTGCTGATCAATTAATTTTATAAGAATCATTCTTAAATCAGTATCTACCACAGAATGGATATTATTAAATTTGGTATGTAAGTCTTTACTCAAATCTGATTGTATCCAATCATTCTGTTTTGCAGCTTCTTTATCCTTTTTGGATATGTAGAAACCTAGAGCAATAACCATAGCAACTGGAAGCCCAAAGGTTTCTATGATCTGCATTATATCCATTATTCAGCATATTTCACTATATCTGATAGTTTCTTGGCTCTATTAGGTGTCTGTACTGCCCACCTACTGTCAAGCATTTCTTTTGCTGCTAAACGATAATCTTTGCCCTCAAGATGTTTGATTGCTTTCTTGAACTTTGAGAATCCTGATACACCCATTTGATAGCACATTTCAATAACTACATCTTGTACTTCTTCAGGTAAATCAGTTATGAAAGGGAATTTCTGTTGTACTCTTAGTTTGAGTTCAACTAATTTAGCATTTAGAATCCTTGTAGCAATATGTTCAGTAAGTACCAAATCCTTAATTGCAAATCCATATCCAATAGTATCATGTCCTTCTGTGCATTGATACACTTTAGATCTAAATCCTTCTGATTCTTTAATGTTGTCTATTAAAGACATTTACAGATATTTAACACCAATCTTAATGATCAAATCTGATGTTGATGCTACATTCATTGTTTCTCCTGCTATACCAACTATATGAATGCTTGTACCAAAAGATGTTCTTGCCCAGTTATA